GAAGCATTAGTAGCTGATGTGGATGCTGCTGAGGCGCTAGAGGCTGCGTTAGTCTCCGCAGTCTCAGCATTAGTCTCAGCAAGCTCTGCGGCAGTCTGTGCTGTTTCAGCAGCTGCCTGTGCAGTCTCTGCGTTGGTCTCAGCTAACTCAGCAGCTGTCTTAGCAGTGCTAGCGGCTGATGCGCTAGACGATGCTGCTGACGCGGAAGCACTAGCTTCGTTTGCTTTAGTAGTGGCAGTCTGTGCATAGGTGGCAATTTGGGAAGCGTAAGCGTCTGTGCTTGCGTCCCCTGCTCCACCATCACCTCTGTACAATGGCATTTACTGCTCCTACGAAAACAAACAAAAGAAACGCCCCCGAAGGGGCGCGAGGGGTATTAGCCGTTAACAGCCAATAAGAAGCCAGTCTCAGGACGTAGCACTTGAGTGCCATAGAGACGGTCGGCTGTGTACAGCGTGGCAAGGAAGTCCTGCTTGTACTGAGTTTGTGAACGTACACCAACTTGCTCAGCCATAACCATAGTGTCACGGTGACCCATGATAGCACCACGGATAGCGTCGCCAGCTGAGTTTTCAACAGCAGTTTCCAGGGTAGGGCAGTTGCTGGTTACGTATACGTCAATGCCGTACAAGTTACCAATCTTGCCGTTGACAACACCACGACCATCTACGAAGTCAGAAGACACGTATCGGTCAATACCCATGATGGCGTTACGAAGTGAAGGTGGAATTACGAAGAAGCGTCCGTCCATAGGCGCGTCAGCATCGTCCATCTTCTGAATCAAAGCACGGAAGCCAGCGTCAGTGAATACGTCAGAAGTAGTCACAGTGTCAACTTCATACTCAGTCAAGCCAGTAGATGCATCGATAAAGTATGCGTTGCCAGTAGCAAACGCAGTGCCGTTACCGTCACCGAATGACTTAGCCAGGCTGAACAGATCATCGTCTACTTGCTTAGCTAGCGCATAACCAGCATCAGCAGTGTAGAACTGACGCAGAGACGCAAGAGCCTGTGCTTCAGTGATGTCTTCGATCAGACGTGAGTATTCGAAGTGCTTGTTGATTGTTACAGTAACTTCAGACTCAGTAGCGTTCTGAACAGTTACCGCTTGGTTTTCCACTTTAGCATTCGCTGAGCCACGAGTTGGCTTTGGAATGTGGATGGTGTCGCCCTTCTTACCTTGCATTGACATCTTCTTAACGAGGTTGGCAAGTACAAGATTCTTTTCATAAGCGGCAACAACCTCATCACTCCAAATTTCTGGAATAAACGTTGCTGCTGAAGTGTTGTCTACAAATCCACCAGTGGCGGGGTAAGTTGAAGTAGCCATTCTATTCTCCTAGTAAGCTATCTAACCCGACCTTCTGAGTACGCTTTCATAATTTCATCTGATAGCGCTTGATAGCGGTCGGGATCGGTTTTCATAAGTTTAATAATGTCAGAACGACGATATATCTTCTTAGACTGCTCCCCACTGCCGCGAGCGTTACCCGTTGAGGCGCTCTTAACAGCTTGCTTACGTTCTTGCTTTTCAACAGCTACGGTTTGTTGAACGGTGGATTGTCTTTCTTTCCACAATGTCAACAGCTCGTCAGCTGCGTCGTAGTCAAATTGCTGATCGGCTTGAATGAACAACTGCGACCTAATCTTAGAACCCTGTATCCAATCACCAAACTTCTTGTCAGAGACAATCTGTTGCATGTCTGGATGCCGAGATTGCAGTTTAGATAGGGCGGTAGTCTTTCGATACTCACTTGCTATCTGCTCTGCTTCTTTAATCTTAGGGTGCCGTTCGATCATCTTCGCCATTGATCCTTCGGGATCAGCGTAGAAGTCCAACTCATCTTCTGGCTGTGGTGCTGCTTGTTGCTGTGTGAGTTGTGTCTGCTGTTGAATAAACGTATCTACAACTTTCCGTAGCTCACCGACTTCGCTGCTCTGTTTACCTAAGAGCTTCTCCGCCTCTTGGTGCATCCGTACAATATCTTCTACGGACTTGCCTTGGTATTTATCCGGAAGTGGAGGTTGCTCCGCTGTAGGAGTCTCCTGGTCTTGTATAACCTCTTCCTGCTGTTGTAGTGTATCTTCTACGTTATCCTCTTCAGGACGCTCGTCGATTAGTGTTGCTGCCATTATTAAACCCCGTGCTTAAGCATTATGGAGATGGTTGTTGTGAAAGGTCTACTATGAGTTTGTCTTTCGTTCTTGTTGTATCTTCTGCTCTCTGTGTCTAGCCCACTTCATTGTAGCGCCAGGGAAGTCCCCGCTGATGTGATCTAGTACAGTCTTAACAGGAGATATCACCCTAGTTGATTCAACGCCACAAGCGCACCTAATACTTGTGACGCTATCCTCGACTAAGTGTTCTGTGTAATGCCCGTCAGAGCATTTAAAATCAAACAGCTTCAGCATCATCAGCTTCCGCTTCGGCTTGAGCCGCTGCAACTTGAGCTTCGATGTTTAAGAGGTTAGCCATAACTGCAAGTTGTCCTTTACGGAAGTAGAGGTCTTGCTCGTCTTTTGCCAGCTCGATAGAGTTGACGCTAACCGCTCCTTGCTTAATGTCGTCTAAGAAGATTTGCCAACCTTCTGTACGGAACATTTCGTTTAAGTGGCGGAAGTAGATTTCAGTTTCGTTATTCACTGTTTCTCCTTATGGGACAGTTAGTGTTTTATTAGTGTGGATTATATCATAGAATGTAGCAAAAGTCAAGCGTTATTTTGTGGTATTATTTACGCTTCTTTGCTTTAGTCATTTTAGCACCTGACTTAGCCGCCGCCTTCTTAGCCGCTGCCTTACCTTTAGCGCTGTACGAGTATGATTTTCCGTTTACCATTGGCATAGTTTATCTCCGTTTTTAGTCACCATTTAATTTTATCCGACCACCACGCTGCACTCATCTTACCTTTAGCAATGTTAGAGGCGTGTCGTGCTTTGAACGACTTACGCTTCTTCTTCATCGCCTCCGATTCACCGGCTTTGGGTTTACCAGCTGTGCTTGCACCTTGCTCGCCAAAGCGTATGGTTTTAACTTTATCACCCTCTTTAGCCACAACTACGTGCGACTTCTTAGGGTGGTTAGGTGTTCGCTTTGGTTTGTTGTACCCGCTTACTCCGGCTCTCTCCAGCCTGGAGTCTTTCTTCTTGGTCATTGACCTTGCCCTCCAAATCCGCCAACCGCTGAAAGAGCTTGCTGTAACTGCTGTTGATCTCCTCCAGTATCTTGTTGAGCTGCTGTTGCGTTACCATTTTGTCTATTCCCCTGTAGTTGGACGTTCTTCTCTTTAATGTCTAGGTCACGTTCTTTAAGCAACGTATCAGCAATCTTTAACCTACGCTCAAACTCTTTATCGTCTTCTTCACCCTGCCGTATGTTTGTTGTGATTGCTTTGAGTTTATCAATCTCCAACTCTTGCGGCATGATCTGCGCTTCAACACCAATCTTCTGCGCACGTGCCATAGACTCTTGCGCCTGTCCTTGCAGTGCAGCAGTCTGTGCTTGCTGAAACTCCATCTGCGCCTGTGCAGCCATCTGTTGCATCTGCTGAGCCTGTGGGTCTGGCTGTGCCGCTTTCTGAAGCAACGCAATCAACTCTTCACGATTCGACAGATTCATGTTGTCAATGATTGATTGAACCAGCACAGGATACAGCGGACTATCTTGTTGCATGGTTTGTAGTAGTTGTACCAGCTGAGTCACTTCATACTCTCTTGCGATAATACCTAGCGTCGATGTAGCATCAAAGCGGTAGTCAGCAACGGGGTAGTTTTCAGGATCAAACTGCATGTAGCGGTAGGCTGCTTTTTCAACAAACGGTATTAAGAAACTCTCTTGGAAGTTGATTAGCGTTCGCTTGTGTCGCTTGATGATAGCGCCTAAGCCCATTGAGATGCCGGAGGCTGTAGCTTCACCGTTGATAGCACCACCGAGTCCGGCAGAGTCAATAGCGCCTGTGGCTTGCTGTACCATCGACTGCAACGCCTGCGCCTGTGCAAATGTTATCTGACTCACTTGTCCGAAGTTAAACGGGTGCAACACTTCTCTAGGGTCACCGTTGGTTAGCAGTAGCTTACCTGGGCGTACCTCTGGCTTAGTACCGCGTGGTATACGTGTAGCGTCCATCGCCATCATGGGGTGTACGGTGAGGGCTAAGGCGTCAATGCGTGCGCGTAGCTCAGCGTCTAACGCCTTCTGGCTGTTATACCCCTTCTCACATACACCACGTCCCCAGAAGCGTGATGGCACGACATCCCAAGGGAACGCGACAATAGGACGGTCTTGCATCATGTACGGGTTTGCGTCTGCTTTCAACAACACACCACCGTTAGCAATAACAACAACAGCCTCAACATAATATGAGTCTTCGTCTTCTGGCGGTAGGGCGTCTTCTTCTTCTTCAACACTCGCTAACAAGTAACGTGGAACTAACCCGTAGTATTTAGTTAGGCGTATTTTGTCTTGCTCAAACACCGACAACTCTTGGTCGGGTTCTAGGTCGAAGTCAGAGGGAGCGTTAGCGAGGGGTACGTCGTAGTAGACACCACTCTCTTGTAGCTGTTCGACAGTGTGCTTAGACACAAACTCATCTACAGCCACACCTAGTGCTTCGTCAATGCTTGTTGCAACAGGGTCGATTAAGAAGTTCTGCGGCATGACAGGACGCATTTTAACTACGACGCGGTCACGAATGTTAACACCAACTGCGGTGAGGTCACCATCCATTAGCGGCTGTGTAGCCGGTGACATCTCTTTCACTTCTTCTAAAACAACTTCAGCAATACCTGTACCGAATACAGCAGCGTTAATCAAACACTCTGCTACGGATTTACGTATCTTTGTCTTATTGAAGTCTGTATGCAGCTGCTCTCTTAAGAATACAACGTCAGCGGGGTCTGGATCACCTTTGTCGTCTTTGATGTCAAACCACTTACCACGACCAAACGTAGCTTCTTCTAGCTCTGCCACCGAAGATTCGACAGCTTGTTGTAACGCCGGTGCTATGATGCGAGAACGTTCACTCTCACGCGTCTTATCTTCTGACGCCCATATACCACGCCAGAGTCTGTAATACTCTTCAAACTTCTCGCTGTAGTTGTTCTCGTAGTGATCGCGCCATTCGTCGCATTTGTACATTACCCAGTCTTCTAAGCTCTCTTGGATAATGACTGAACCTTCACCTTCGTTATAATCTTTCATAGTTAATACCCTGATACGGAATCTAGTGCGTCAAATTCGTCATACTCTGTTAAAGAACCGGAGTATGCTACTTTAGCTAGCTGATCGATGTATGCTAATGCGTCTACCAAATCGTCGTGTGTTAATGTATCTGGAAACTGAAACAGCTCGTCTAAAAAGCAACTGTTCCACTCCCCCTTCTTAAGTCGTATAAGCCCATGCTCAAACCTACCCTGTAGCGCCCACATAACTCGGTCTGTTTTCTTTTGGTTGCCGTGTGTTAACTCTTCCACTCTAAAGAAGAAGCTGGTGCGCTTCATCATATCTGTTAATGGTGACATGACAGCTTGCTTAGCAATACCACGTTCAATACCTACACTGACAGGTCTGTAGTCTCGTACGGCTTGGAATATCTTTTGCGCTGTCTCTTCTAGCGTCCAACGCCCATAGATGATGTTCTCAACAAGCCAACCACTTTCATCAACCTTAACAACAGCAATCGCTGTATTATCTAGCCTAGAGTTCTTAGAACGTTTTTTAGAGACGTCTTGAAAACCAGCCAAGTCAACTGCAATGTAGTAATCTCCCGCATTATCCACGTCATCATTGACAAACGTAACCCAATCCTCCTTAAACATCTCTGAGCCTTTCGCTTCAAACGAAGCCATAAACTCCTGACGAAACGCGTAAGAGGACATCGACTTCTTGGCGACGTTAATCTCTTCCGGATCGAGTAGGGGGTTGTCGTAAGACGTAAAGTGCCAAGCCCTGTAAGTATCATCATCTCCTATCTCTGCGTATTGGTATAAATCGTAAAAGTGGTTTCTGCCTTGTGGTGTGCCGATGAATACGGCTTTACCCTTTTGGTCAGCTAGCGCGGGACGTAAGATAACTTCCCACACGTCTGGCTTCATATCTGCGTATTCGTCCATGACCAAGAACTTCAAAGACACACCACGCATTGTGTCGGGGCGGTCTGCACCCTTCAAAGAAATAGTTGCGCCATTTATTAGGGTTATGGTTAGGTTGTTAACGTTTTGCCCTTTTATTATTGGTGACGCCAAGTCAAAGATTGTAGACCACATGATGTCACGCGCTTGCCCTTGCGTTGGTGCTACATAGAATACACCGCCAGGCTTTTCGTTTAACGCGTTTATAATTAGCATCCACGCTGCCAACCTAGACTTACCCGTACGTCGTCCGGCGGCGATAACTTTAAAGCGTGTATCGTCTTCCCAAACTTGCTGTTGCCAGGGGAGGAGCGATATGTTTAAGTCACTCACAGTACAATGGTACTCGTTGGAGCAATGTATAGCTCGTAAGAGATAATGAAGGTGGCGTTGACAGAGCTACATTGAATATCGATAGTGTCTCCCTCTGACAGGATGAGGTACTTACCATCACCACCAAACTCTACAATATCACCAGCACTCAGGTTTTTTCCTTTTAAGAACCTGTAGTCAGCCCCATCAGACCACCTAGCATCAATAGTAACTGCACCAGATGCTGCGCCAAAGAAGTAGTTTATTTTGCAGTGGTAGCCTGTAGGGACTGTTAGGACAGTGACGTAGGTGTTGTTATTAGCAACTAACGGTATATAACCTTTTGAGCCGTATGTAACCATCAATAACTCCACATAACTGGATAGTTGCTGTTGCGGAGGTCTACGTGTACGAAGTCTTTAGCCACCCCTACACCCTTAAACCCTAACTCAATCGCCTTCTCTACTAACAAGTAGCGCTGATAGCCATCTTTAACCGCTATATCCGCCGCAATACCTTTCGTATGCGTACCACCGCCATTGGGTTTGTTACGCTCTGCGGAGTGTTCTGGCGACCTGTAGCCGCTGGTAATAACGAAAGGGAAATCACAGAGTTCTCGTAGGCGATCAAGCATCACTAAGAAGTTAGGTGACATGTTATTACTACCTGTCTCTTTGCAGTTAAACTCTTCAATCTCAAAATGCTTAAGATTCATCTACATCTCCTAACTCGCCATCTATTGTTGTACCACCTACGCTGACAGAGTCACCCACTGTCGTGATGTTAACTTGTATAGATGGTCGTAAGTTGCTCTCTTCGGTGAAACCCGACAGAGGTAGTATGCGATCTGCGATGATCTTCCACGCCACCGCCTGGGCTTTGTGATCGTCGTCTAAGGCGGCGTCCATAATCTTCTGTAACACCTTTTCAGACTTCGGAGACGCTAGCATCCGCTGACGATACTCCGTCATAATCGCTGACTGTTCGCGACGTGTCAGACCACCAGTGTCTGCTAAGTCTGTTTTACGCGGACGACCGCGTTTTCGTTTAACTATAACGTCTGAAGAAGACAACTTACTACAACCTCCTCTTTAATACACGACACATTTGAACAGCTTACGCTAGCGGCTATATAGAAATAGAGTCTATATCGCTCTAGCGCTGTTAAAGGTGTTACCGTTAAATGATGTTGGTTGATAGTAGTGGGTTGACGCTGTCGAAGTTTCGACGGTAGTAGGTTGTCGAAGTGTTCAACGTCTCTCTATCGTATACAACAAGGAGATTATATCATATTTTAGAGTAAAAGTCAATAGCTAAATTCGTAATAGTTGTATTATTTACATTCTTTGTAGTTGTAATGCGTTTATAACGCTGACATCTAGCTGTTGGTTGCGTCGCTATTTGCTGTTTAGACTGTTTAGTTATAACGGTAACGATATCAATGCTATATCGTACGGTATAATTACGCAGATGTGCCTTTTTTTGTAGTCTAATTCGCCTTTTAGCAAACGTAGGCGGCTACATATACATTACGCACGCGCGCGCCCCCGCCCCCGCCCCCACGCGCACCCCCGCTTGCGTACGCACACACCCGCACACGCCCTGGGGCGCACGCACACGCACGCTAGCGCACACGCTGCACACGCACACGCGCCCTGGCGTACGCGCACACACGCAAGCGCACGCGTTAGATGCTGCTGATTGCCAGCGG